CCCAGCACTATGAGTAGTGGCAGTAGTCCCATTAACTGCTCTTTCAACTGTTAGAGTGTTTGATGAGATCCCTGTAATGTACATTTGCTCAGAGCCAATCAATATGGTTTCAACTGCATCTAAATCAGATGCATCATTAACTCCAAAAGAGGTAATACCTGTCCCAGTGATTGCTCCAGTTGTAGTTAAAGATCCTGTCTTATTATCGTTATATCCCCAGCTACCAGTGATTTTCAAAGTCTGTTGCCCAGCATTCAAACTTTTAGCAGTATCTTCATTCATTTTGAAATTAGTTTTAGGAGAAGAGTTATATGGCTCTAACCAATAATCATTGTTATAACCTTCAGTTAAAGTTTCTGAACTGGTTCTATCTGTTCCACTATATGAAGTGACAGTCGTTGCAGAAATTAACCAGGCATCTAGTGGAATAGCCTGGACTAATCTATCTCCAACTCCAATCTCTGTATCAGTACCAGCATATGTGTTTACCTGGACAGTATTCCTTAAAGATCCAGAACCGATATCGTAATACCTGGTCTCTGTTCGAGATCCAAAAGATTGCATTCCAACATAGTTGTTAATCCTCTCAGATGCAGTCTCCAGGATTCTTCTTAAAACAGAAGCATCAGAAGTCCATCCAGATGAATATGTTGTTCCAGCTAAATAGTCCCTTAAATCATCTGCTGAGGCATATGTATGACGTGTTACCACTATTCAGTCTCCTCTATTTCCTCTGTTTCATCTACTTCTGTTTCTTCAACATCAGTATCTGTAGTTTTAGAAGATAATTTTTTAAAAAAATCTGTATGTTCATTAGCAATTTTTGCTGGAATGTTATATTCCTGGTCTTCAAAAAAAGTCTGTCCCAGATCTTTGATTGCAATGCTTTGAATACATTTAACTTTCATGATTATTTGTCTTCCTGAGTTGCTGATTCTTTGTTTTCTGCAGTCTCTGCTTTTTTAGTTTTTGGAGTAGATTTCTTTTCAAAGTACTCACTGTAAGCAGTAGCCTCTTTAGTTGGAATGTCGTATTCCTCTCCAGCTGTAAAATCCATACCCAGTGATCCCAGGGATACACTTTTAATACATTTAACTTTTGCCATTTTGTCCTCTACTTTTTACTTAAGAGTGGGAAGCGGAGAACTGCCTCCCACTCAGTTTTTTAGCCCTTAACTTGCAGCCATCTTTAGAATCTTGAAAGCACTCTCAAGTCCAATCTGTCCGTCTCCTCTGCGTGTTGCAAAGAATCCGACCTGATCGTTACCCATGTAGAGTGAATCGTTTCTGCGTATGGACATTCCTACTCGATCAAAAATCATGTAGTTTTTGAATGAACCAAGAACAGCAATTTCATTGTTAGCTGATAAAGCTGTAGCCAATCCGTTATTACTAGTATCGTCTGCATTTACTACAGGTTTACCAAGTAAGTTTGCATCTGGGCTTGCAGTTAAACTAGCAATACCAGTTACACCAGCGGCAGTTGACTGGATTGAATTTATTTGCTTGGTAATCAATGAAGGCATAACCCATGTAGCGTTCTGCCTGAACTGGCTCTGTAGTGTGTAGAATATTCCAGTTAGGTCTGCTGTAGTTATAGCCCCAGTTGCGGCCGCTACATAGTCAGCAACACCAGAACCAAGGATTCCATCATACTGAGCAGTATTGTTACCATTTAAAATTCCAGCATCTTCAAATCTGCCAGCGGCTTCCTGGAAGATCTGGGAAAGCAAAGCTGGTAGATTTATTGCACTATCATCAAGAAGTTCCCTGGTAACTTTTACAAGTCCACCAGATTTCTCTATTGAGAAAGCTACTTGACCGACTGTTGGAGTCTGGTCAGAAAATGCGCCCTCTTCAGCGATTGCCGCCCAGGATGCACTGGCAATAGTTGGAACATATCCATCCTTGCTTGCAACTCGGACAACTGTGCTTAAAGGTCTTAGCTGACTGCCTGGAACTCCAGGGTCATGAACCACCTGATTAATAAATTCTTCTGGTACAAAGTAGCCACCTTCAGCATCTGTGTCTTCTTGCATAGCCTTTGTTTCATCTGGTGTAGCATTTTTCCAGAAGATAGTATCTGATGGAGACTTCATCCATTTCACAAAAGCATCTTTTTGTACTTTTGCAATCTCTTTATGATTGTCTCCCATTTGCTCTTGTACCCATGCTGGCTGAGACATAGCTGGTAGACCTTTGACCCATGTAGCAGGCTTGTAACTGCCTTTTATTTTTGCTGTAGTGTCATTAGGGTTATAGTCAGCTGTATCAGTTGAAGCAATTGGTACAGTATTTAATGGCTTATTAAAGTCCCCCTTTAGAGACTTTATTTGTGAATTAGTGATGTCAATAGCATCAGCTTTTTCCATTGTAGCCTGAGCATCTTGAATCATTTTTGTAGATGCCTCAACATCTCCTGTTCCAAGAGTTTCCTCTGCTTTAACAAGTAAAGCCTGTGCTTCCTCTCTCATTTGTCTTGTGGACATAACTGTCCTCCTTATTAATATCTAGGTTTTTTAGGTTTCTTGCGACCCAGATCCAATCTAGTTTTAAGTAAATTAATTCTGGTTCTAGCAACTTGAACCAAGGAATCTTCAGTCGTGTCTGAGGCAGTTTCTTCAACCGCATCTGAGGCAACTTTTCCCTCTGGTTCATTTTGTTCTTTAATAGATTTGCCACAAGTACATTCACAGTCGCATCCACGTTCTATGGATTTAGCTGATAGTGTTCCAGTGTCTGGAGAAGCCCCTCTGATAACTGATGAGGTTTCAACCCAGTCCAGGTTATTAATTACCCTGGTTAATTCGTTTCCATCTCTCTCCATGACTACCCCATCCTCTGGGATATTGAATCCAACAGACCACTCTTTTACATAGTTCCCTTTAACATTGGAGAAAGCATCTCTGCCAGCCTCTGTTTCCAGGTTCATTTGCATAGTGGCATGGAGTCTGTATTCTTCCTCATCAATACTCATTGGGTAGGCTGTTAAAACCTTGCCCACTATTTTTGATTGGTCATGTCCAGCCAGTACAGGGATAGGAAGATTGTCTCTAATAGAATTATTGAAAGCAGTAGGATTAATAATGTCCCCATCAGCATCTTTTCTGCCCATGGTGTTAACAAATGCTGTAACAATTCCCTGAGATTCATCTAGTACCTTTACTTCTGTCTTAAAAGTTTTATAGATCCTTTCTTGAGTGGTAGTCATTGCAATACTCCTTGAGAGTTTGAATATTCATTGTTTCTAATTCGTTCAGCAGTTCTTTCTGCCCAGTTCATAGCCTGTTCTGGATTTGTAGGAGAGCCTCCCCAGAGATACCAGGCAACTGCTCCAGCACCAGGGAAGTCCTCATTGTTTCTGTCTGAGTTTCTGGGAGTATTGAGATCTCCCAGGTGTCTTTTAAACCAGGCATTCATTCTGATAACTTTGTCCTCTGATACAAATCCTCCAGCAATTTCAGATGCCTCTCTGATGGTTTTGCGAGTTAAGCCAGATCCTCCTCTTCCTTCTTCGTAATATTCAAGACCTTTCCTGGCATTACTTCTTAAAAATTCTGGAGCATCTACTTTTGCAATTCTGTTTATTACATATGGATTGGCTTTGTATCCAGAGAGAACTGTATCTGGCTGATAATTCCTGGGCATTGGAGACCAATTTAAAGTTCCATTAGGATGGTCATCTATATTGACAGCATCATCCACATGGTAGATCTGGCCGTTCCTTTCAGCACAAGTTCGGCCATAAGGATCTCCAGCAGGTACGAAGTTATCATTGGGATCTCCATCAACATCATCTGCCCTCATGTATTCAAATCCCTGGGTCTTAAAATGTGCCAGGGAGGATAGGTTTTGAGTTCTCATTACTTCAGTCCTGGCAATCAGCCTGGCTCTGATCTGAGTCTCTCCAAGGGCTTCTCTAACACCTTTGAATTTATCTGCTGGAACTCCGTTTGCTACTTGCTCTATTGAGTACCCTCTTTCACTAGCAAGACTTAAAACATCCTGGATTCTTTTTTGTGTCGTGGAATGTATCAGTTTAGCCCTGGTATCTGATTGGGTCAGTATTCGTTGAACTTCTGGTATTTTTTCGCTGAATTGCAATACTCCAGCAACATTCGAATCATTAACCTCTGAAAACGTATTCTTAACAATTTCAACATAAGATCTCCTCAAGGCATTTGCAAGTTCTCCTTGCTCCTCATCTGGGATGAGAGATTGCCAGTTAAATGGAAAGTCTTTTTGCTCTTCACTTGTCCTGGCTAAATATCTGCCGAGAACTCCATCTGCTCTGTTCTTTATTCTTTTTAAATATGTCTGCATCCTGGAGTACATTTTGTCTGCAAGATCTTCCCTCTGTTCCAGAAGATTCCTTCTTAATGTAACTGCTCCTGGAGCAATCCTGGGGGCTTTTTCTTCCAGGGATTTTGTTGCAGATCCAGACAGTGCCAGCTGATCTTTTTCAATGGATTCAGATTCAATAATATTCATTGGCACTCTTCTGATATCCCCATCATCTACCCCATCCTGTCCCACCAGGGATCTGGCTTCATTCAATGTAATAATGCCAGCCTGAAATAGTGCAGTAGCCCTTGTGGTTACTGTGTCTTTATCATCTAAAAATGACCTCATATCTGTGAAGTCAGCCATGATTTTTGCTCCATCATTGAACTCATATGAAAAGCAATGATTTAAAAATCTGACAATGTCATTTATTAATGGCTCTAATGTTTCTGAATGGAATGAGAACCTGGCTTCTCTGTAATTAGAGAATGTAGATCTCTGGAGTCCAACATTAGCTGATATCAATATTGGAGGTACTCCAAAAACTGCACAGATCCTGGACTCAGTTAAGTCATGGAGTTCTCTCAGAGCCATTTTTTCTGGAGCATCTGCCATTGCCTGGTATTCTGCATCATCATCCAGGATAGCTACACTGTGTGCATTCCTAGCCCCACCAAATGAAGATCTCCACCTGGCTCTAATCCTAGTGGCTTCC